CGTAAAGAAACCTGCCACAATCCAGACCATGGATTCATAAGCGCCCTCGGATTCCACGACGTGGGACGTCTTGGCTGTCCGGTTTGTGGGCATAATGAAAAACACAAAGTGCCTAATGGGGGGATCTGTGAAACTTGTCATGGTTCGGGGATTGTAGCTCAAGCTATAATGGACCAGTGGGAGGAAGAATGACCCCGAACGAAATACAAGACGAACTTTGGAAAAGGATTTTTTGATATGACCAACACAGAAAAGTTCTCCCCCGCATGGGGGTTTGAGGCGGGGGTGGTAGTTGAGGTAGCCGATCATAAAGATCGGCCAACGGTTGGCCATTTTGTCAGTGCAGGCAATCGTTATTTTAACCACCCTGAGGGGAAGCATGATTTCATAGTTCTCGATACGTTTAAGGGGTGGCAAGATTTCCGGGTGGCCGAAATCAAATCCCTCCGAATCCTCAGCGGGCCGTGGGCTGTGTGGCAGTTTGCGCCGAAAGGTGCAATCGGCGCAGAGCTTGAGGACAACAGCCCATGTCCGATTATGTTTTTTAACTCGAGTGAAAAATATCAGGCACTAAAGGACCACACGGAAACTGGTTTTGTGTATCTGGATGCGCCGTGGTGGTGGCTGGAAGGACAAAAGCAATGAAACCTCTTGAAGAAATGACGGATTTGGAGCTTGCGGCAGAATGGCAACACGCCGCAACTGCGCCATATAAGCACGAACTTGCGGAACAAATGTCCCACCGCCTCTCCACCCACCCCGCGCAGAGGATTGCGGATTTGAGCGGGTGCGTCGTAACCAAAGACATAAACGGAATGTGGAGGCAGTGGATTATGTGGACAGATGGTAACGCACCGAATCTATCAGACGATGGTTTTTGGTGTTCGAACGCGGCGGATTCAATCGTGATTAAACTCCCCGACGACAACAAGCCATGGCAAGAGTCGATATATAGGCCGAGGGTGAAAGGAACTGACGATGGGAAAACTTCCCGATGACTTGAGTGTTTTTGATGGGGCTGGTATATGCCAAAAATGCAATGGCAGGGGTTGGTACAGCGACCATGCCATTGGTCCATACGATCATGACGGAGAAGGAAACTGCCTCGGTAACTGCCCGGTACAAGTTCAATGTGAATGCGGCGGCATAGCTATTACCACGAGTATTCTTCTTGCCGAGGTCAAAAAGCTGCGATCATGGAAAGCAACCCTTACCAAAGCTCTCCAAGCCTTCCCGGTTGAAAATGTCGAAGGCGCACAAGAGCAATTAAATGTTTTTGGCGCCGCTGAACTTGCGCTTATGCAAACTTTGGCGCAGGCGGAAAGGGAGTTCGAGAATGGGTAAGAGTTTTGCAGACCGCATCCGAGCATTGATTGATCTTGAATATCTCGGAACGCCTAAAGAGCATAGGGACTTAATTGCTGAAAAATCTGGATTTGTCGATATTGGTAAAGAAGCAGACGATGAAGTTGAGCTACTCATAGGCAAGCTCTATGCCCAAGATAATGATAACGCAATCGCTGCCCGCCGCGCCGACCAGTTGATCAAAGCACAAGCGGAGTTGATTGATTGGCATATGGAGCGGCTTGGGTTGGCGATTCTACCGGCAGAGATTGAGGAGCATGCCTCGTTGGTGCAAGCCGTGGTGGATGCAGGAGGTGGAGTGTGAGTTTTCTTGAGGTGCATATCAAGCCATTTCTTTATGCCGATTTCTTGCGGCGACGCATATCGAAGTCAAGATCCCCGAGATAATAAGCCCGATTGTTGATGTCGTTTTTGTGCAGCGTGTCTCCGGGCCAGCGTTCGATATTTCCGCCCACGTAGTCAGCCGGGGCACCGCCGCCGCGCTTTGCCGAATAATACGCGTCGACCAATATTTTTTCGGTGACTTTCTTTATATCTGTTTTTGAAATACCCAAAGAATAGTCAACCACGAACGCGGTAAAGTCGGCCGGCAGTATAAACCGGCGGGCTATTTCGATAGCCTCATAGCGCCTTTTAAGATCCTTCCATTCCTGTGTCCCGCGCGGCAATGTCAACCAGAGTTCTCTGATTTCCCGCAGTTCTTTTTCGGTCGCCGCGTCATCGATGTGAGCGCCTACAATTTTCATCATTTCGTCATAGGTAGGGATGGCCATGGCCTCTTTGCAAATTTGATGCATGCGCTCACCATAAGCGCTCATTTCCTGAGTTGTTGGTTTCTGATTACGCGCCCGAACCTTGTCGAAAAACGTTTCGATCATGGAAATATCACCGATTGCCGCAACCTGGACCTGGCTAAGCTCGCGCAAACGGACCAAAACAACGGCCCCGTTAAATGGGGCCGCTATCATTCCGTGAGTTGCCTCGTAAATGACCTGTTCGGTCGTTTGAGGTTTAGACCGTGGTCGGCGCAAGTGCAAGGTACTCCGCGACGGTAAGGAACTGAGTTTTAACGGCAGGTTCTTTAGCTGCAACGCCAAGCGGATCGCGATATGGAACAGCCGAATAGGTGTATCCGATCTGGTGGGCCGACCGGTCGCCGGGGTTATCGCTGGTAGCGGTGTGCTTGACCGCGTTTGCTCGCCGCCAAATATACCCGAGCACGTCGCCCTGGTTATTGTCGTCGCTGGCGTAAACTTCGGCGAACCACTCGACGGTGATCGACGGTTTTTCGGCGCTCGGAAGCGGGTCATAATAGCCGTCTTCGCCATATCCATCGTCAACGAAAGTTCCGCCTTCGCTTACGGCCTTGATGTTTAGGTCAATTGCGTTATCAGTGAGAGTCAGGGTAGCCCTCTTTTTATACGATTTAGTAACAATAGTTGATACTTCGCCGTCTCCGTCTGTCCACGTTATTTCCTCGCTATCTTGATTCACATCCGCCGATGCAAGAGACGCGAGCGTGTCGATCTTGCGGAATTCGGTGGTATACCCGTATCCGAATCCGGCATATTTAGCAACTTCGCCGCGAACTTGAAGATATTTGGCCGAACCCGGGGTAGTCAGAACGAGCTTAATTCGCCCGGTGCCACTCTCGGCGCTCGCGGTAAGGTTGGTAACACTCGAAGCGTTGATCGCGGCGAAAAGCTGGGCAACGGTAACGGCGTTGATGTCGATGAGTTCGTCATCAAGGTCGATGGTGTCATTTACCCAAGGCCCGTTGTCTGTCTTTATCTGGATAGTCACCGCCGCCGGGTTAACGGCATCGGAGAAGTCGAACGGGCCAATGCCGCCGACTGTACGCGTGACCAGCGGAATTCCGCCGTCTGGATTATTGGCCCGGAGTCGGGCGAAAATGACCGGGCCTTCCCGGCGTGCATCTGCTGACAGCATATGAAAATCTCCTATCTGAATACGTCGAAGTAATAAAACGTTCGCTCAATTGATACTGTACCATCGTCGGAAACGACTGACAACGGGGTGAGTTCGCCAAGGGAGCGGAGCTTTCCGCAACGCGTATCGGGTGGTGTTCCGTTTAGAAAAACATCGTGAAGCAGATTGTAAACGTCTTTTCGCATATATGTGCGCATGGCGAGCTGTTGCGCGGGCAGCCAATGCCCGATGATTCGATAGCGGGTATAACTGCCAGCCACCGGTTCTTCCTTGACTACGAGGTATGGTATTGCCGGGCGCGTCATTCCGAATGGGACGACGTTGATTACTGTGCCGGTTTTTAGTTTGGCCACTACGAGGTCAATCATGAATTCCTCAGCGCAAAATCGATTTCCCGTTTATTGATAACCCGGCGTTCTTGCCGATGAGTCATAATTTTAGTTATTCGACCGGGTGCCCCGCCAACTTTCGTGGCAAATGGCCTACGAGACCAATATTCATAAGTCGGATCTTTGTGTTTTCTAACTGTTCTACTCATAATTTCCTCTAAGCCCGAGACTGGATTCGAACCAATATTGACGGATTTCTTACCGCCGCCTACCATTCGGCCACTTCGGACAAGTTATTTTAACAGAGCGCGCACCCTCTCAATAAACATTCGCCCGTATTTCTCGATCAGCGGACGTAGCGCTTCGTTCTGCCGGTCGTTTGCCAGCTCCAAATATACACCGTAATCGATGCCGTGGGCCATGAAGAAACCGATTGCGTCGGCTTTGTTTATTACCTCGCTGAAAACACGATTTCGTGCGTCACTTGTTCGGTTCGTCCAATATTTGCCAACGACGCCTTGGCCTGCCGATTGATTGCTCAGGAATTCATCTTGCATAGCGCCTCGATGCGATTCTGCGAGCGCGATTAAGGCAATCTTCGTCTTTTCCATCTTCGCGCCGATATTCACGGCTATTCGGCGGCTATCGTCTGCGGCGCTCATTCATTACCGATATATAAAGGCGCTTGCAACGCCTGAGCCCCGCCAAACTTAATCAACGGGTCAATGCGACCAACGCGGCATGTGCGCCCCCGAAACGTAAACGTATCGTTTTCCCGAACATCCGCATCCCATGGCGCGAGTAGCCATAGTGTCAAATTCGTATCAAGCCCCGCCGGTACTTCACCGATAGCCTGTACGCCGCGCCGCTCGTGCGATATTCGGCATAACAGATTGGGCGTTACCGCGACCGCCGTCCCACTTGGTGTTTGCCCTCCGAATCCGTCGTCAACAAGCGGCTGGCGCATAAGCGTGACAACGGACGGCGATTCTTCAATCTGCCGCTGTATGCCTCGCCTCGCTTGTGACAGTAGTTCGCGATTAAACATAAAAATATTGTACAAAAAAAAACACATTTAGTGTTGACAATATGTGTATAAAGGTCTATATTTATATCAAGGAGATTCGAAATGCAAATCATCAATATCAACGGAACTAAAATAAATGTAAAAAAGTTCGCTACACTTAATGCCGCGAAAAACCATATCGCCAAAAAAGGCGGTGAATTAGTTTTTTCTCGCGCTCATGAATATTACGTGAGTGTTTGAGATGGATATATACCGAGAAATAGAAAAATTAACCACCGAAATAAACGATTGCCAAGCCAAAATTGGCTATATTTCGTCTCAACTAATAGAACTCGAAGTAAAAAAATCAGACCTAATTGAAAAATTGCGACAGTTAATAGTTACCAGAAATGACCTTATAAATAAAAGAAATTCTGGCTAGACATTTCCGCCCGCGATAGTCACGCACTTTGTTTGGACCATTACCCCGGAGTTCGTCGAATCGTCTATGGCGTTTTCTTCCTCATAGTCGGCGAGCGTTTTTTTGTAGTAGTTGTACAAGTCAAGTAGCCGAATATAGTCGGTCGATTCTGCGCCGTCGGTGTTTTTCGTTATTTGAAGCTTTGCTCCGAGTCCCCGCATGATGGCTCGGTAGGTCTTGCGGACGGCTTCGAATTCTCCCGAAGCGTCATACCAATCGCTTATACTCGTATCGCTGACTGACATGTCGACGGGCGCATAGGCCGTGCCGTTCCATGCGACATACGCGCCCGTCGAAAGAACTTTATACACTGTTTGCTGCGCGCTCGTTCCCGGTAGCGCTGAAGGGTCAGCGACCGAAACGATATCTATGAAGCCGGAAGGATCCTGTACCGTAAGGCGGACCGAACGGATTTGGGTAAAGGTTGCCATGTCAAGAGTCTAAAATAATTTGCTAAATGTGTCGAATGGTCTTGACAACTTGTGTATATCGGAGTATATTGTATACATAAGCGCTTAGGAGGCGCGAAGAGATGAAAGCCGAAAAGTTCAAAACAGAATATAGCGTAGTTGGAAAAAGAGAAGTTCCGGTTGCTGCCACATATACCGGCCTCATTACCGGTAAAAAGTTCACTGAAAGTTTTGTAAACGGCGGCCAGAAGGCTATTTGCGTAAAGCTTGCAAATGAAAAAACAGCTTGGGGATTTGCGGCGACTTTCGAAGATGCCGAAATAAACGCCGTGAAAAACGCTATAGCTCTTGCGTAGCCCCGGCCCCTCGGGGCCAACAGTCACAAGCTCCGGCATGGGGCCGGGAAAGGAAAAGGAAGGAATGACCGATTACGAACGTGGTAAAGAAGCTGCAATGAACGCAGATATGTACGAGTTTGACCCGAAGATTTGCGAGAGCATTTTGCGGGTTGAATCCGAAGAGTTTCGCGCCGGGTGGAAATCGTATTATGACGGCAGGTAATAGCCGAAACACCCACCAAGGGTGTCCGCAGGAACTGACCAACTCGCGCCGAGGGCGGTAGGTCTAAAGGAACAAATATGATCGATGAAGAAGCCGCCCCTTTCGGAGCGGCCATAATTTTTTACAGAGCCGGGGTAGAAATTTCGATGCAAAATCCTTCGCCCGAAGTTCCGCCGGCGCTGCCGCCGAAGAATTCGGTGTCATAAGCCTTGTCGGAGAAATACCACGCGGTTGCGTTCTGCTCAAGCTTCGTAACGTCTCCGCTACCCACAATGGTCGTAAGTCCGCGCTTAACAACGGTGTAGTTAGCGACACGAGGCACGAACAAATACGCCTTGCCTGAAGCGACCGGTGCATAGGTGATCGTCTTTTTGTTCCAGTAAATCGTGTCACCACGATACGGAATAATCGCACCGATTTGCGTTAGTGCCTCGAAGTTGCCAACCTTGCCTTTTCCGCCCTGGTTGAGCTGCCCGCCTATGGCGCGCATGAACGCCCATTCGGTGCCCTTGGGAATAACCAGAAATACTTCGGGCGTAGCTATCTGCTGCTTGGTCTGCGGATCTTTCAGCGTGTATAGCTTTTTGAGCGCCGCAACAAGCGTGTTGTAAAGCAATTCTTCCTTGGTAGCCCCGGCAGTAGCGTCAGCCGCCTGTTGCTGTCCGCTATCCCATCCGGTAGCCGTGGTCTTCGCGATCATGCGGCCAATGACGTTACGGTCGTTCCGAATCCCAGTATATGCTCGGACAATCGCGCGATTTCGACGCTCAAGATCGTAGAGAGGGCTGAAAAGAATTTCTTTCAGACTCGTCTTATCGGCCACGGCTTTCAGATCGAAGGTAAGAGTGCCGGTCGCACCGCTTTTATGTTCCATAAGTGGCAGCGGATCGTTATTGCCTCCGACATCTTCGAATACAGCCGACCATTCCAGGAATTCGTCAAGCGTAATCGACAAGCCAGCATCCGGGCGCTGAACTTCGATTCCTACCATATCGGTATAATCAGGTTCCTGTACGCGGCGGCGACTAATATCGAGGCGGATAAGGTCGGTCATTGTTGCCCAGTCGTCGGGTAGCATTGCTGCGTTCTTGATAAGCTTCGTCCGATAATCGCTAATGCGATTCCAGACCTGATTATATAGCTCGGAATTTTCCCATTCAAGCGTGTCCATGCTGGCGATTACGCCGCGCTTTTCGATGGGCTCCATTTTCGGGGTCTTGAGGTTGAAATCGGCTTCACCTTCGTAAAGACGGTCAACCTTGGAATATTTGTTATCCACACGGTGCTGCCGCAGGCCCATTTCGTCTAAAATCTTCATGTCTTTTATGCTCCTATTAGCTGGCCGCTACAAAGGCGATGGTCGGGAAGATGCCCATGAACTCGGTCGTCGCTTCCGACGCAGATGCGGGGCGAGTTACGACGCCAACGAGGTGGCGAGTAGTGCCCGAATCTGCTTCATAGAATTTTCCGTCCGAGGTATCGTAGAATACGTCCTGATTTTCGGTGTAGAACGTCTGGCCTGAGCCAGTAACCGCCGCGCCGAAAATGAAAATAGCGCCCACGGTGATCGTGCCTTCGCCGGTGGTTGCGGCGATATCGTCGTCAGCGACGCCGAAGAAACGCCCGAACTTACAGAAATCACCCTGATTGATCGCCGAACCTGCGTTCACAACTTTCTGGTGGAACGTAGGCCCTACTTCTTTTTTAACGACACCTTGGCGAAGGGTAGTCGTATTTTCGCTTGCAGGTAAAGACATCTTTTATACCCTCAGTCCTTTCAGCGGGTCAGTGCTTGTGCCCTGCTCCCGGCTGTCGATGCGATTGAGCGGCGAAGTAACGTCAGCCATAGCGGCCGCGATCTTTTTCGCGCTCTCGGTTTTTTCGAACTCTGCCATGCGGTTTTCGATATCCGCAAACGGTGAGCTTCCGATCATGTCGGTAGCCAGCGTCAACAGCGCGCCGGAATATTTCTTGGCGAGCGCGTTTTTTACGCGGTCGGCGTCGAATTCCTTGAGCTGGTTCTGTACGGCGATCAAATCGCCCTTTGCCTTGGCCAGTTCGGCAGACGCGGCGTTCTGCACTTCGGTATTGAGCAATTGGCTTTCGAAGCCTAGTTCTTTTGCCAAAGCCCTGAACGTGGTCTGGTTGTTTTCGATTGCGTTTTTCACATACGACAACGCTTCTTTTAATTCCACTTTGTGTTCCTTTCGGTCAATCAACTTGACCAATTCCGTAGCCTGGTTTCTGATCGCCGGATCGGTTGCACGGGCCGCTATCGAGCGGAGCGCGGAACGGAAGACAACGCCATTCTTGGCATACGGATATTCACCTAATTTATCTAATTTGTCATTTTCTGTATAGGACCATGCGGTATGGTCGTCGAATGCGCCGGAAATGATGGCGGCGGCGGGGTCGAGTTTGTTTTGAGTTCGGGCGGAGTTGGTTATTTTTGCGCGAGCCATCGCAAGGGCGCTGGCCCTGCTTGTTACTTGACCTGTTGCTTCAAGCGAATCGGCGAAACCAAAGTCAACAATTTCCTGACCGAAAAGCCATGTCTCTTCGTCGAGCATTTTTTTGATTTCGGGTAGCTTCTTTCCGGTCTTGGCCACGAGCATATCCGCTATCATCGTAGACCAAGCTTCGAGCTGGTCGGCAAGCTTGCGCATATCGTTTTGGTCGCCGAATTCGCCGGACTGCGCGTTGTGAATCATGATCGTGGAATTGTCGCGGGCGATAATGGTATCGAAGCCAAGGGCGATTACGGTTCCAGCGCTGGCGACGAGTGCGCCGAGCTTCACGGTTTTAGTTCCGGTATAGTTTTTGACAGCAGTGTAAATGGTTATGCCGTCGAAGAAATTGCCCCCGAAGGTATTAAGGTCAACCTCAATGGGACCGCCGCCGGCAGCGGCAAGGTCGTTCGCCACCTGCTGTGTGGTTATCTCCCACCCAACTTCCCCATTCCAATTAAATTTCATGTCATGCTCCGATAGCGCGCCGCCCATTCATCGAGATATGGCACGCTCTCGCCATTATGCCATCGTTGGATATCGTCGGCAACGGTGTTGAGATCGTTCAGAATTGGGCGAACTTGGCACATGCAATTATGAGACGCAAAACCATTCGCGATATATGAATTTTTGTTCTCTACCGTTAGGTTATAGACTATGCCATTGAAATATTCTGACGTAACATTTACAATAGCGCTATTATGAGTGCCAAAATACAGATTGACAGAGATGTGCTTATCAAATTGTTTTGGGACGATTATCTCCCTGTAAAGACTATAGCCGAAAAGCTCGGCATATCGCGCGGTTGCGTTACTAGAAACCTTATCGAACAGGGGTTCACCGCACCCACAATTACAGAGGGCCATTTCCGAGCCTATGCTAATGGAAGAGCCAATAACACTACAGCCGCACATGATGCTGTCCGAGGCAAACGGCAAACGCCGGAACATCGCGCTAAAATCGCCCAATTTTATCAAGGCACTGTCAGGTCTGTTTACGAGCGCCTGCTGTATGAGGCTGTTCTCGCTATAGGTGAGCGCCCTATCCCAAATTTCGCTGTTGGCAACTTCTGTATTGATTTGGCCTTCTGCGATGTAAAGCTCGCCGTCGAAGTCGATGGCGGTAATTGGCATTCCGGTGGGCGAAAGCAAATACAAGATGCTGAAAAAGAGGCTTTTATCGCCCCGCTCGGATGGAAAACCGTTCGCTATATTTTCGACAAAAGGGAAGGCTTCGATGTCGACGAATATGTTCGAGATATTGTCGCCCGGCTTAAGCTCATGCGCGGCAACCCAAGCGCCGTTTGATAGCAAAGGATGTTCCGGCGTTGCTCGAATTGAGCCGTTATCCGTTTTTAGTTCGAGCATTTTGCCGGAATATTGATTTATCCATTTGTGCGTAATTTTGTTTGTGGAACCATCATGGCTGACAACTATGTCGCCAGGCATGACATTCTCGATAGGCATATTGCCTTTCGAAGTCAAAATAATCGTTCCAGCAGGGTGGCAATTGCTATGAGGCCGCGCGGGGACTTCCGGCCTTCCAAGATCCCTTCCTGGTATCTGATAAGGCGATCCGGCTGCCAGCTCAGGACACTTGCAATCGTGAATTTGCGTATTTATCCGAACCCAATTTACAAGTCCGGTCGCGGCAGGGTTTAGGGCCGCTTGCTCAATGCTCGCCTCTTGCATGCTGGCACCGAGTTCGCTTCGAGCAATTCGCAACGCCCGCCAATCAACTTTTTTCGCCACAACTTCGCCGAACTTCGCGTTTCCATATTCCGGGTTAAGCGCGCCGCGACCCTTAGCCACATAGTCCTGTATGTCTTTCGCTATTTTTATCGTCGAACGGCCCTGCGCAATACCGCTCGCCACCAGCCGTTTTATCTGCTCCTGGTAGTCTCCGCCGACCTGAAAAACTCGCTCGCTGAATGTATAGCCATCCTGCCAGGTCCGGTTGAGCAGGTTCGCAATCAGCCGATTATTGACGCCGACCGTCATAGTCGCCAGCCCTTCGGCTGTAACGGTCGCGCCCATGAGTTCGGCGATCATGGCGTTGTCGATTTTTGCGTAGTTGGCATAGCCCGCAGTTACCATTTCCGGCACCGTTTTTTGCAACATGGCGGCGATGGCCTCAGCGCCTGACATGAGCTGAGCCTGTAGGTCAGTTAGCATGTCTATTGTGAGTTGCGATTTACCCGATTCGGCGGCGGCTCTGAGTTGCGCGGCGATTCGGTCGGCGCTGGCGGTATAGGCCGTTTGCAACTCGCGCATGAGGTTGCGCACGAGTCGCGGCCATTTACCGCGAGCGGCTATATACAGCGCCTGATATTGTTGGTTCGTCACGCAAAATAATTTACACGAAATGTCGTAATCTGTGTTGACAATATGTGTATGGCGGGGTACATTGTATGTATGGTTATCTGCAAAGGAGAAAATCATGACCGAATATACCAAAAGAATTCTTGCATATTGCAAGGAAGAATTGCGAAAAGCGGAATCCGAAAGAAACGTGGTGCTTATCGCGTTTTATCGTGCACGGATCGAGGTTATGGAAGAGGCTGAATTCTAACTTAACCCTGACCCCACCCGCCTCTTAACAACATTCTCAGGGTACTCGCCCCATTCAAAATCAACGCCAGCGCCAGGAACGCTGGCGACTTTTATTCCGCGAGCCACAGCGATGCCGGCGAAGTACGCCATACTCTCCCTCTGTGCAAGCTGGCCGGACGTGAGGCAATCGCAGCCGTTGACGAGAATTTCAGACACGCCGAGTTCGATGGCGTGGCACATCATCCAGGCGGAAGACGAACCGAAGACTTTCCCATATTTAGCCAAATATTCAGCGCGCGGCATTAGCTCGACGTTTTCCCAGCCTTTGAACGGGTACATGAGGACCGTATCAGGCGAGTTCGGCAGCCACGGCTCGCGGAATTGGTGCAGGCTGAATATTTTGCCAGGCGCTGGTGAGGTTAGCGCGGTTGATATCCACCATGTTTCGTAGTCTGGGTTTGGAGGGCGGCGGTTAGGGCCACGGCCCACGATTTCTATGCGCATTCTGTTTTTACAATCAGAAAAGCATTGTCCCAATCTTTGAATTCTTCAAAATATTCTTCGTTTAGCCAAACTTTCTTTCTATCGATATTTTCCCCCAAAACGGATTCAAGCCTACGAACCACAATGTTTAAATGTTTATCGAATTGCATAAAGTCACTCATCACCTGCACCCCGATCGATATTCGGCCTATCACTCACATCCTCGCCGCTCGCGTCCAGCGCGTCCAGATACGAAGCCGTCAAGAACTGTTTGTATTTAGCGCCCTTCAGCCACTGTTTTTCGAATATTGCGAAGTCCGATTCGGTCGCACTCGGATACTGCTGCATAAATACTTTATGCACAAAATCCATAGGGGCACCCGTTCCGATAAGCGCCGTTACCGACTTCGCAAACCGGTCAAATATCTGCGATTTCGTATCCTCGCTCAGTGCTGATAGTTCGTCCCATGTGGTCTTAATATCCGCCGTGTCAACGCTGCGCATGCTGGCGACACCCTTCAAAATCATCGAATAAGCGTATAGTGTTCGCCATGAGTCCGTATGCTGGTTCTGTTTGCCCTTGCAGAATTTTACCAAGATAGACATCTGTTCCTCGGCGCTCGCGTGGTTGCCGGTAGTAACTAGGCCCCAGCAAATTTCAGGTATGCCGGATCCTTGAGGCAGGTTATAAAAGGTGAGGTTGAGGAATTTCTCGAACTCTTCGCCGGCTCCTTGGAGAAATATCAGTTCTGTTTTTTCTTGTTCAGTGAGATTTAAAACAAGATCGTGCTCACCTACATCGAAATCGGTGAAGCTGGTTATGCTATTTGCATTCTTCCAATCGGTTACGTTTTTTACATATTGAACCCATTTCGGCTTGAATTTCGCCAGTACGGTCGCCCAATTCAACTTCACATCATGATACGATTTCAGGTCAGGAATAATTCGCTCAAGATCCGAATGCCCGCGCCGGCCTTCGCCATTTATGAAAGGCACTGGCATGATACCGAATGGGTTTCTGAACGTCTCGGTAGGCATCGCGCCGCCATAGGAAAACGTAACGCGGTCACGGCGAAATGATCGCTTTCGGTCGATAATGACCACATCGTTTTCACCTTTCTTGATGCTGATTTGTTCGGTAAAAATGACTTCTGTGACTTCGCCCGTCTTCAAATCTTCGATGATGTCGGAGCATGAGTCGTCTGGAATTTCTTCCCATCGCAGTTTGCCGTTTACCAGACTGGGGTACACCCAAACGGAACCAGCCACATGCGATTCGGTATGTATCGCGTCGAACCGGAATTTAAACTGCTCGGTTATCTCGTCGATGATTGACTGTTGAGCTTCATTATCGGACGTGACGACAGGCCAGCCCATAAACGCGACCGGCGTAGCTATCGGAGGATACGCAAGCGCCCCGGCGAGTTTGAACCCGGGGTAATTATTATGAAAAACGCCGCGAGCGAGTACGCCATCAACTTTTATCTGGTTCGTAAAATCGACGACGTTCGGGCGGCGTTCTATTGTTGATATCGGATTATGCGCGTCCTGGTCTGCTTTTGTTCGTTTCCAGTTAAACCATGCCATGTAGGCAATAATGATGCGGTGGGCGTGGTTTGTCTACTCACCGCGTAGTTCGCGGCGCTCTTCCAACTTCCTCCGATTATGCTTCTGCTGATAATTCCTTCGCGCCCCTGTCGCATAGAGTGTGAGGAAGTCAACGAAGTCAAGTGACCGCCTGCACCGCCGGGCCCGGCGCGGATCCCCGTCGTACCCTGCTTCAACGATTGGCGATTCCGTTCCGTCGAAATCTTGCGTGAGGAAATCGCGGGTTTCGGTGTGGTATTCGCGGTATTCGTTCATAAAGGGTTGCGTTTATCAAGGCCGGCCGAACGAAGTGCGACGAAAATAATGTCCCAAACGCCGCGCTTTACCCGGTGAATTCGTTCCGCTTTTCCATATTTCCAGACCTTTTTCGGATCGAAATGTTCGTTCTGCATGAACTTTGCATTATAGGTTCCGAACTCGCCGCCAGTTTGGCGCGTTTCCTCCTCATTGTTTGCGATAAACGCCCGAGTATGCTCGCGCGCTCTTGATTCGTCGCCATTCGGCCATATTTCGACTTTTACGACTATCACGTGGTAACCTCACTTTTCCAACTTATGTTCTTGTCTGCTTTTTTGTCGCGGGGGATGAGTCTTAAATCACGGCTGTAAACGGATCCGTAAATTCCGACAAGAAACGCCGACCAACCGGGCATAAATTTGCTTTCGCGGAAATCTGTTATTATAGACCTGAACCCCTTTTGAAGTTCTTTCGGAATATCAGAATTATTGGACGATGCATTTGGTCGTTCAACCAATTCCACATCATCCCCAACCCGCAATTCGTTCCCGTCAATGTCGAGAGGTTTCATCTTACCACCGCCCAAATAATGAACGCGATAGCCGAAGGCGTCACGATAAAAACGAATATTAACCGAGGCAGCGCGGCAATGAAAAGCTCGCGGATAATTGAACGGGCAACTTGTTTCCTATTTGGCATTTATGTAACCTCCATCAACTTTATACAGTCCTTCCGGCTGACGTTCTTCAATACTCAACACCGGCGAAAACTTCGGCTGTTCAGCATCTTGACCGATCAGCATGCGAATGATGATCGCCGAGACGAATCCGAGCATGACCAGCGACCAGAATAAGCGGCCAAAGCGGCGGCGTTTTATGGGCCATGAGGCCGTGGTTTCGGGAGAGTTCCAGCCGATCATTCTAACGCCGCCTTGAGTTCCGCGAGCGCTTCTGGGGACATAGTCTGATCGAGTAAATCCGCCAATTCCACAGGGGATCTATCGCCAATAAAAGTAGCTCGCGCTTCCGGGTGGTAGAAAATTATATGCTGCAACAGCGTTTGAACGCCAATGTCTTCGATAATAGTTTCGATGTCGACCGTTACCTTACCGTATGCCATAAGCAATCCTCCGTTCCGCCCTCTTGGCGATGCGCTTCATATTCCGATTCTGCCGCCGGACGAACGCGGTTATTCTAGATTCGCGCCACTGCTTTTTATACGCGGCGCTGAACATGCATTTTAGTCTATCCCAAAATGTAGGCCTGAGATTTTTGCAATAATCGTCGAACTGCTTTTTTGCGTAGTCAGACAGTTGGCCGCGTAATAGGCGGCGGGCGCGTTTGATTTTCATTTACCAGCCTCCCACATATCTAATATCTCGTCCGCCTCCTCTGGTGTTGTTGCTATGAGGCGGGGTTCGTCTTGGCAATCGAATTTGGGAACTGGCTTATCGAAATACGCATTTCCTTTTTCGTCGATCTTCAGGGAAGATTGCAGAAACTCGCATAGGGACTTCGCGTTCTCAACCATTCTATCGAGCGCGGCATGTAGTGGCGCCCAGTCTATTTCGTAGTTTTCTTTGCTCATGAATAAACAATAACCCGACTTACACTATTTGTCAACCATATCTTGCGCCTATTTCCGCGCGGTCGGATTCGGAGATGATGACGCGCGCTGCCGTCAAAGATTTCTCCACTATCCCCGTCAACATATCTGGTGCGTCATCGAACAGCCACTTGCTCATGCGCGAAAGATCCTTCACGTGCGCATAAAACTGCGGCCACCGGTTTTCCCACCCGACAGGGAAAAACACCGAGTTCACAACGCTAGTGGCATTCGACAAAATTCGAGCCTGTTTATTTTCACTTTGGTGGAACCATTCGACTTGACACGCCGAATATTCGAGGTCTCGCCGCATTATCTCTTCAACCTTACGCGCGAAGGCCCGGCCACCATTATTCGATTCGATATATGCCTTTTCGCACCGGTTGTCCACGATCATGGCCGCTGACTTTGGCTCTGTTATTTCCATCGAATCTTGCGTATATAGGATATCCAGAATATAGGCGGCGTTTTCGTAAACCCAATAAACGGCACCGCTCAGGAAGTCTTTACCCTCATCGGCGGTATCAAAATATGCCTCGATCTTGCCTCGTTTTGGCGTCGCCTCATATGGATACGTTTTGAATTTCGGATACAGCTTGTCATTCGAGTCAAACGGCTCTTGCTGATAGTTCGCGTTTATTATTTGCTCGTCTCCCGATTTGCGCCGTTTTTCGAACGTCTCTCGGCTCAGGATATCATCTGCAAGCATCATGCCGGTCGATTCGTTCAATGCCGGCAGCTTTATAACATGCCAGTCGCCTGGATCTCGCTCCAAACACCTGCCTGAAATATCTTTCGTGGCCCACCTCGTATTTATTATTATCTGTTTGGCCCCAGCTTCAAGTCGCGACTCTGTTGTGTTGTTATACCAATCCCAATGCTCTTCAAGCACGCGCTCGTTGTAAGCTTCAAGGTGGTTTTTTATCAGGTCGTCGACGATCAGTAATTGTGCACCGATACCGGTCATCGTGCCGCCGGGTGACGTTGCCAAAAAGCTGAAATGCCGCCCCTTCAGGGACCATAGCCGCATCGATCCGTCGCCCAGTTTTATTTTAACTTCCGGGAAAATGTCCGCGTATACCATTTTGTCGGGCGTGACTTTTATTTCCTGGATAGCGTCGCGAACATTTTTTGCCAACCGGCTCGACAGCGTTTCGTTGTAGCTGGCCGTTATTATTCCAGTGTCCGGCCAATTGCCAAGCACCCATTGGCATAGGTTTTCTATCGTCAACGTTTTGCCATGTCGTGGCGGAGCCAGGAACATAAGTTTGTCGTACGGCGTTCCGTCGTCTTTCAGGATTTTGTTTTCCATGAAATCCTGAAGTGTGTTCGCAACCATTTTTAGATAGGTATGTTTCGGCGTGTACATTTTGGGGCGTCTGAATTCGCAGAAACTATAGAAATCGGTCTTAAGTTGGTGACGGCGCTCTTCAGCGAGTAGTTTCAACAGCTCCGCCTCGGCTGCTTCTCGGTCTAAAATCTTCATAGAAAAAAAATACACAAATAATCATAAATAGTGTTGACAACTTGTGTATGAAGGTTTATATTGTATGTATGGAGTGACGATGAAAGTCACTGAGGGCTTAGGAGGCCCGGCCAAGATGACAACAGTAGAAAAGATTGACCAGTTCACCAGTACAGTTTTTGAAGCTACTTTCGCAAAGCTTTCAAGCGGCGATTGGGGTCTTCGCGTTGATGTAACGAACCTTGACGTTGAATTCAACCTTAATGACCGCGAGATTCTTATGACCCGCGACGTTATTGTTCGCAAGCAGAACGGTGATGCGAAGCTGACAATGATCGGTAAGATCATATGGGTCGGCGAAGACAAATACAATGAAGGTAAGAAAATCGCGCTGTGCACGATTTTCAATCCGTCAACTGACCTTTCGAATCTTCCGAGCAGCATGAGATAAGGAGAAATCATGAAAACCATCGAAAAAATACTGTACAATTTAAGAGGCGATGAACTTCGCCTCAAAATTGAGGTTGAACAGAAGTTGGTAAAACCGGCGGGAACGTCGGGCTGCCATCGCATTTACCTGCGCGTTCTCGAATCCTCGACCCCGATACAGATCGATACCGGAGTCCGCGCGGTTTACGAAACCGGCGAATCGGTTAACAATTGGTCTTCGGTCGGTAAAGAAATCGAACTGACCACCGGCGATGTGAAGCGGTTGGCTACCTACCCGATTTGGATTTATACCAATGGCGACCAGACGAAACGCGGTCGGTTCAGAATCGCATCCTTATAGCCCCAGTTGCTTCTTCAACTCAAGGATCCGGTTCAACCGGTCCTCGCGGCTCATCGTCTCACCCTTCTCGTTCGGCACCTCGCGCGACTGGTCGCCGTCGAGGCCCATGAACTTCTGGAGCATCGCCAGTGCTGCCGTCTTCGAATGCATCTTGATCTTGATGCCGTCTTTGGTCTGGCTGATTTCTTCGATGTTGATGCGGACGGACTTGGGGAGTTTTTTTGTTGGCGTTATGTCAACGAACTTGTAGACGTTGCCATCGTCGTCTGGCTCGGACTCTTCGACATTGACTATATCGGTTGCATCGCTGAAGGCCATAGCAACGGTCTCGGCAATCCACTTCATTTTCAGCTCGTCGAGGTTCGATAGCGATTCGCTGATAAGTTTTTTTATATATTCCTTGACCTCTGGCTTTCTGAATAACTCAGCACCTCGCACGCTGAGGTTTCGTGTGCTGCTATTTTTATAGCCCGCAGCGATAAGTGCTTCGTTGATATTTCGGCACCCGCCAGCAACATAATTTTCACAGAAAAGTTTTTGTAAGCCTGTCATCTACCTAAAACTACTCAACTTGTCAACATTCCGCAAGGGTTTATGCAAATTTCATAATCTCCAGTTTTTGCCTTGCTGTTACACTTTTGTTACACTTTTGTTACACCATACGTTAGGCGAAAGAAGCACTTTCGCACAACTTATCCACAAGCTATCTTATTTTATTATAATAATATAATTTTTTTCTGTGGATAAATGTTAATACCAGTTATACCAAAATGGCAAAAAAGTTTCTAACCGAAAAATATAGACGTACTGAACCGTAGTGAGATTATGGATATTTAATCTCACTACGCTCACTACAGCTATAAATCGCATATATTCAGCCCCCCCCTTGTAACAAGGCAGCACCAGGAAGCACCTTAGATAATTAAGTGTGCCGTAAAGAGTTGCGGTGTTACACTTTTTTTCGTTGACATGTAGCACCTTTTCGGCTACGTTTAATGCGCAACCCGATGGTGCCGGGTATGTTTGAGGCCGCTTGCGCGGTCGGAGCCTGTTTGACCAATGAGTCAAGCGGGGCACCACTCCGACTCCGTGAGCGGCCTTTTTCGTTTGCGCCAGAAAGTGAGTTCGTTATGGCTAAATTTGCCGAAGGCACTTCGGTGAGTGTCGAATCCAGTTTTTCAGAAATACGCCGGACGGTTATAAAGTACGGGGCTTCGGATGTTGGAATTGTTGAGAGCGCCGAAAAGGTTCTCATCATGTTCACCGTGCGTTCGCGGCGCGTGCAGTTTGTTGTGACGATGCCGGACCCGACAAGTAAGGAATTTACACGCACGCCGACTGGTAGGCAGCGTTCGGGTGGATCTTTTGAAACTGCATACGACGCAGAAGTACGTAGACTGTGGCGCGCGTTGGCTATGGGGATAAAGGCGAAGTTGGAATTCGTCGCATCGGGTATTCGAACGTTCGAAGAGGAATTTTTGAGCGACATAGTTCTGCCAGATAAGTCTACGATAGGGCAAAGAATGCTGCCGCAAATAGAACAGGCGTACGCTGGGAAAGAACTGCCGAAACTGCTCACATGAAAAGCATCTTCGAGCGCGCTAACGCCGCCGGCATTCCACACATAACAGAGTGGTTGCCCGGCGGTATTTACGACCACGACGAATATAAGGCACTTAACCCAACCCGCGCCGATAAAAACATAGGTTCGTTCTCGGTGAATATTCGCACCGGAATGTGGCGAGACTATGCGACGGAAGACGATGGCGATTGTGTCGGGCTGTACGGGTATATCCACGGGCTGCGGAATATTGATGCGGCTCGGGCGATACTTGAACTGTACGACCCGACTTACTCGCCATTCGACGAGTTCCCGGAAGAAAAAGACGATAAGCGCGGAAACTACTGGAAAGGTTGGCGGTGCCTTGTTAAAGGCAAAAAATCACCGCCGGAGCTGGATACTTCGTATTTCTCTCGCTTGTGGGGCGATGAGATTGAGCGGTGGGAGTTGAGAGACGCTCGGGGCTGGATAATCGCGATTATTGTACGATTTCCGGACGTAAACGGCGGCAAGGAAGATAAACCGTTTACGCTATGGTCAGATGGTAAAGAAACTAAATGGCGATGCGCCGGGCTTGATGGCGGGAAGTATCCACTGTACGGGCTACCTGAACTGCTCGCGAATCCGAACGCTGAATTTGTGCTTACTGAAGGTCAGAAGGTTGCTTCACGGCTAAAGCCTATTATTGGCGACGAATACGCCTGTGTTGGATGGTATGGCGGAATAAATAACCTTGCCGGCACAGACTTCGAACCACTGCGAGGGCGCCAGGGGTTATTCTCATTCGATGCCGATACAGCTGGACGGTCAGTCCTCAAAAAGCTGAAAGAGCTTGACGTAAAATATAGACCAGTCTACCCACCTGTAGGTGTAGTTAAGGGCTGGGATCTCGCGGACGGGCTGCGCGACGGATGGACGCGCGACGCCGTGCTGTCGCACTTGAGAAAAGATCACGAATCCGCCGCTGTGGCGCCACGATCGGTTCTCGCTAGCACACGGCCGACGAACCTTGACGGCAAATTGTCGCAAGATCTTTACGAGCGCGTTTGTGACTCGATTTGGGAAACTACAGAAGATAAAAACGGCAGGCCGAAACAGCGCCTGCGCGACGACTGGTTTATACGCGTGCTTGACTTAGACGCAGAGCTCGCAAATTGCATAAAATTCGACTACACCGTGGGCACCAGCTCGATAGCCTACGAGAATTCTGACATGCTTGATGCGGCAATAGACTCGCGGTTGAGCGAGTATATCGGATATATGCAGGTGACTCCGACGGTAATAAACCGCGTAGTTAAGCAACTCGAAAAACGGAATAGGAATTTCAATCGTGTTGCGGATTATGTAGATATTTTGAAACAAAAACACGCCCATACGGGCGACGAACTACTCGACGAATTCATGTCTTGTTTACACTTCGACATCCAAAACGAAACCGAAATGGACGAAGAGGAATTCGCTAAGTACGCGGATAATGTGGAAAGTTTTTACCGTGAAATATTCGACCGTTTTTTTATGCGCATGCATATCCATATCCACGGCACGCGAAAGCGAGCTGATGGCGAATATATTGGCCTCGTCGAAAACGATATTGTTCCAGTTCTTGAGGGTGGCCAGGAATTAGGGAAAACAACTCTTTGCCGATGGCTTGCGGTTGAAGATGACCTATACACGGACCTTGGATCGGCGAATAAAGCCGGCGGTTCATTCGGTTCCGCCGACACTGTAAAACGCGTCCGAGGCCGGATGATTGCGGAACTCGGTGAAATGGACATCATGCGAACGAGTTACGACGTGAACCGGGTAAAGTCGTTCATTTCTGCCAAGGCCTATGACGTTGACATAAAATTTGTGGAGAAGACCGCGCCGCTGCCATCCACGGTATCGTTTATCGGAACATCAAACCTTGGTGAATATCTTGTGGACGAGACGGGTAATCGTCGTTTCTATCCCATAAAAATTCGTGAGATAGACAAGGATTGGCTTGCTTCTCATCGCGATGTTGCTGAAAAACTACATGCGCATTATGCCCGTAAGGCAGAGGCACTGACGAGTGAAGAGCGGTACGCGCGCGTTCGTCTATCGAATGAGGCGCGCGAGTTTATCGAAGGTCGTCGAAAGAACGCAATGATTCGTTATGCCGATCATTCAGCGGTAGTTGACGTTGTTGGCAAGTGGTGGGCGTCTAAGTCTGATGATTACGACCGCATGCGCATTTGCATTCAAGACCATGAAATTCAAAAAATGTTGAGTGACGATGGCTACATAATGCGGCTAACGCACCATTCGGTACAATCCGGGATGGTTGAGCTTGGTTTCGAAAAAAAGGTACGACGCGACTTGACCGGTAAAACAAAGCGCGGCTGGTGGAAAATCCCACCGAAAGTGAAAAGCGATGACACCCCGTTCTAGGAGGACAATGTGAAAATATTATGGATCGACACAGAGACTTCGGGCCTGGACCCGAATATTCACGGGATTATAAGCCTCGCGGCAATGGTCGAAATCGACGGCGAAATAAGAGAGCGTCAAACGCTTTATATGGATCCGCGCGGGATAGGTAAACAGCTCGACGCAAAGGCGCTTGAGGTAAACGGCTTCACGCCGGAGAGCATAGGTAATTTACCCGCCCCGAAGGTTTTGAAATCGAGCCTTGACGAACTCATGGGTAAATACGTCGACAAGTTTGACAAAAACGACAAGTTCATAGCCGCCGGCTACAACGTCCGCTTCGATGTTGACATGCTCAATTCGCTCTTCAAGGCTTTTGGCGATAACTATCTGTTCAGTTGGATTTCGGGCGCAATGCTGGACGTTATGGCAGCATTCCAGTTCTGCGTTTGGATGTGGAAAATTCAGGCAACGCCACGTAATAGACTGACAGACGTAGCCGCCGCACTCGGGATAAACACCGAAGGCGCCCATGGGGCTATGGCTGATATCGAAATGACTCGCGCGGTAGCGATGGCACTGAGGGAACGTTTTGAATCGCCGTTCTGAACCGGTAAAAGAAATCGTTGGCCACTGGCTCGACAAAGCCGTAGAGCTGGGCCGTTATGACCTCCTGGAAGACTACTGGTATCTCTACGACCTCGCCTGCGGCCGCGCATTACTACTGGATCGCGCCCGAAAATTCGTAGCAAAAATGGACGCTACAAAAGAAAAAGTGCGCGTGGTAGTTGACTGGTTGTGTAAATTGGAGTAGGGTTGGGATATGGAAATACAAATCAATCAAATGGTTGAGACTTCCCAAGAATTCACCATGGCAGAACTCTATAGCATGATGGATTCAAACGATATCGCTGAGCTTATCGGATTGTTAAAAGAGGCTGGCGAGGAGTATCCGGCGTTTCGGTCGTACCATCCTGACGATGTCGCTGCACATCTAAAGCAAGAAATGATGCTGCACGACATCGACCGCCTGATCGAAAGGCTTAAAGAATGAATGCAATACGCTGGAAAAAATCATACCCGGTAAAATGCGTTTTCGAGGTAAAAGATCCCATGCGCCCGACAAAGGTCATTGCATGTGGTAAGCCTTCGGTGGGCGAAATGGGCTCAGGCAAACGCTATCTTTGCGAAGAGCATTTTTCATACTGCGTCGGAATCATGGGTGCTGAGATCGTGAGCGAAAAAGGTGATTTGGGGCCGAATAGGGCGAAGCGTAAATGAGCATAAAGCAAGCAGTAAATAGAATTCGCGATGAATATGGGCATTTCTTCAATCATGACGAGATTGAAATCTGTTCTGTTCAAAACGAAATATGGGCCGAAAGCCGCCGCGGTTCCAAGCCGCTATTCAAAATGCATGAAGAAATCGCTGTCGCTGTCGAAGAATTCACCCTCTCCACCTGCATCTGGACCCGCAGCAATATAGACCTCGGCGGCGAGCAAAAAATATTCGCGCTATCGTGTAATAAAGAGCTGCCGTATTTGGCGGCGCCGCCGCATAAGTCGGGCGTGAGCGTATGCCCGCATTGCGGTATGAGGATTGTTGAGGAGTTTTTGTCCCGGTGACCCCCTACCCCTACCAGAGAAAAATATTCGAAGACGTCCTCACTGAAATCGACAACGGCCATAAAGGCATAGCCGTATTCCTCCCCACGCGCGGCGGGAAATCAATAGTCGCGCTCCAACTCGTCGAGCATTTCAAATCGGTCTGGTTTCTCGCGCATACTCGAATTCTCATCGACCAAATGAGCCGAGAACTAGAAGAAAACGGGTATCGTCACGGCATAATTGCTCCCGGATACCCACGCCTGCGCTACCGGGTACAGGTAATCAGTAAAGACAGCCTTCACGTCCGCTTATCAGAAATGCAGGAATGGGAACCTCCTAAGATCATGATTATCGACGAGGCACATTTATGCCAGGCACAACGCTACAAAGACATAATCGCGGCATTCCCGAATACGATAATCATTGGCCTCAGCGCAACATGGATCCGGCTCGACCGTAAAGGGTTCAACCCGCCGTTTACGAAGATGGTCAAAGGCCCAAGTATTCGCGAACTACAGGCTATGGGGCGACTATGCAAAATAGAAACCTTCGCCGCCGAGCTATTCGACGACAGCGGTGTTCATATATCGAATGGCGATTATAATAAAACGGAAGTCAATGAAAAGATCGATAAGCCATTTGTTCTTAGCGAGACCGTCAAGCACTGGGAGAAACATGCTAAGGGTAAAAAGACGCTCGTGTTTTGCGCCGGCATAAAGCATGCTGACGATATGGCGGCGCAGTTCACGGCTTCTGGGTATCCGGCGGTGAGTTTGTCAAGTGCGAATGATGCGGGAACTATTAGGAAAACGCTTGAAAGATTCTACGCCGGGGAATTTAAGGTCTTAGTTTCCGTAGAAATTTTCGTCATGGGCTTCACCGTTCGCGATTGCGAATGCATTATTCAGGCCAGGCCTACACAATCGCTTATGACCTATTTACAGATGATCGGAAGGGGAGGCATGGTCTCGCCCGGTAAACCGCACTTAATAAACCTCGACACCTGCAATAATTACCTCCGACATAACCTGCCTGACATCGACCGCGAATGGAACCTTGAACCTCCGCCGCGCATAGAAAAAGGCGTCTCAGAACTAAAAAAATGCCCACAATGCGAGCGCCCGGTACGCCGCGTGCTCATGTTTTGCCCACATTGCGGCTATGCGTGGGAGAAGGCGCCGCCTTCCCCGCGCGTCGTCAATGAGAAAGACGGCGAACTCGTCAAACTTGGCGGCGGTCAACTAAACATGGAATTCGTAGACGATCAGATATTGATCAGGCGTATCGCGCGCGAGGCCCGGAACGGTTTACAGGCGCAGCGGGTGGCGCGCATGATGGGGCTACCGGATCAGCGAGGGCTTGAGATTTGGACACGCGTGCTCAAAAATCGCGCTTGACAACTCGTGTAAACTAAATTAGGATGAAGCGAATGAATCTGTTAAAACAACTTATCCTACGAAAAAACTTCACAAACGACCATGTAGCATCCATTTTGGGCGTGAGTCGGCACGTGGTGCAGAACTACCTCTGCGGGCGCTCTCCCATGCCTGACGATGTGCTCGAAAAGGTGCAATATGCCCCACCCATGGAAACGCGCAAGGTAACTCGCGGCGATCTGATCGCGCTGCTTGCCCGGCTGAAAATAACGCCGGATCAGGCGGCAGCGTCTTTGAGCAAGCACCATGATCGTATGCGCCGGTGGGCTGATGCGTCGCGACCGAAAGAACAGCGCGTGCCGTTGACCATGGGCGATCTTCGGCGGATTGAGCAGGGGCAGTTGTGAGTAGAAAAATAAACGCCATCTGTGCAAGGGAAGGTTGCGTAAAACCTGTATTCGTTCGCGGTTTCTGTAAATTTCATTATGGTCAAGAAAGATATGCCGGCAGATTGCCAAGAAAGATAGGGATAGCTAAAAATGCTATTTGTAAAATAGAAGAAGATGGCGCGCTCTGCGGCAAAGAAGTATATGCGAACGGCGTATGCAATACGCATTACAACCGTTTTCTGAAAAATGGCATATTCGAAACAAAGGCCCAGTTGCTGCAAAAAAATAGCAAGCTAACCGAATCTCAAATACTCGAACTTCGTGCGCTTTGGGCAAAGCATCTTGAATATAAACGTTTGGTTAAAGAAACAACGCTCGAAGCCATTGGCAAAAAATTCGGCGTATCAAAACAAGTTGTCGACTACATCATAAAAGGCTTGATTTATAGGAAAATTGACAAGAAATATCTTGAGGCTGCCGAATGAACATCCGCGAACTTGAAGACAAGGCATGGCTTGCTCACCCTCTTACGTGGCCAAACCGGCGCGGGGCCTACCAGCCAAAGACAGGCGGATACATAACATATGGCCTACCACCTCCGCCAAGCGGTCGCCGCGAGAAAGACGACGAAATGAAGGGATCGGACCGGATAGGGTTCACGGAAATCGTTGTTATGCCGGAAATGGTGGGCAAAAAGCTGGCTGTTTTTACGGGCGTCGAGCTTAAAACGGTGAATGACCATCTTGTGCCGGGGCAAGCGCGCTGGCATAACTTCGTTTTGGATCATGGCGGGAATTCTGAGATTTGGCGGGTTTTGAAAAGCGGGGAGATTGAGATAATTAGGGGGCTGATATGATAATATGCAAAACATGTGGAGGCGAAAATCACAATGCCATGCATTCCTGTGCTTGGTGCGCCCGTAGTTTCACTCGAATAAACCTTTATGGCATAACCATGGAGGAAGCATTGAATATCGATTCCGGCGTTTGGAAACTTAACCCGGTTGAGAAAAACATTTACGCCGAATTTAATGGCAAACCATTAACTAATTTCGGAAAGAAGAAAATGTATGTTTAAATGGCTTAAATCCAGATGGAGCGCCCTCCTCGCCTTGCTGAAAAAACTCCGCGCGACAAACGCCGATTACAAAAAACTCTCCGAGCAGTTCGACGCCCGCGATAATTTCTACAAGATGCTTCGCGAATTTTTCAGCGCGCACGGGTATATTCCGTCGCAATGGGAACGCGACTGGCAAATGCATATGAAAGATATGCGGCCATGGCCAAAGATTCCAGGAATGCGGCTTGGGATGTGGGTTAGTTGTCGGAATGGATCACGGGAGGATGCGACCCGTTAACACGGGCTGGGCTATTTGGGTTCAATTCCCTATCCTTCCAGACGCGGACGGGACACCGCGTTATTTCTGCGCGGCAGCGGAGTTACCTCCTTATCCGCTGCCGCTTTTTTGAGGAGAAGAAAATGAAATACCCATGCACATGCGGATGTGTAAAATATGACAAGGGTCGCGCGCTTGACGGCCGTCGCGCATACCGTTGCAAACAATGCGGCGCTACGCATACATGCGGATTACAAGGAAGGCAACGCCGCTATAGTCTACAGCGCCAGGGCTATCAGTTCGCAGATACCGGAGCAGGCAAAAAATGAGCACACCAATGATCGACCGGGCTATGCGCCAATATCAGGCCCAAGTGGCAAAATCAGCATATGAAAAAACGGATATTGAAATAATCGCCGATTTGCCGCCCGGTAAATATCAAGTAGAAATTGTCGGGCCACAGCATCAATCTTTGGTTGAGGCGATAATTCATGGACTTCGTGATCTAATGATGGATGTGAAAGATCCTGCATCGGTGCAAACCGCGATTGAAGCGGTTCGGAGGATAAAGTGAAGCGCGCAATCGGCTTCCTACTCGGAATTATCATTTTCTTCGGCTGCACTCTCACTATTGTGATTGGGGTATACAAATGATTCGACATTCCAGATTGCCAAAACGGAAAATTCAGAAACAACGCGATGCCTTGTTCGTCGAAAACATGCTGCTCAAAATGCAAATTGCGATGCTCGAAGTTCAAGCCCAATGCATTATTGCCAGTAAAAGCAAGCCTGAAAACATGGAATCGGACGGCATTGTTATTGGTCCGGCCATGGCACAAATCAGCATTAATACAGAAAAATTCAAAGAAATACTCGAAATAACAAAAGCTGGCCCCGACGCTTATGAAGCTAAACTCCCCAATCCTCAATAAGATCCTCGACGGCTACGGCCTAATCGTCGCCCTCGTTATCGACATACTCATCGTGGGCATATGCTTCGTAGTTGTTTCACCCGGCCCCGTCGAGGCCGTAGCTATGGGCGCGTTATCGCTCGTCGTAGTCCTATTCGGCGTCCGAGCTTGGATTAAGGGCAACAAGATCCTTTGGGCAATGTTTGCATTCGTCGCGTTTTTCTTTGACCTGTCGTTTGTGCTGGTGAGTACCGATGTCCAGAGCCAGGTTACTGGGCCAGATACCGAACTCATCCGCCTGACAACCAAACAGGATGCCGCAGACCTCGCCGTATCAGACCTACAGCGCCAGTACGACGAAGCCGCGAAGCGCGAGACGATGGATCAGATATTCCTACAGCTCGCAGAAGCAAGACGCGTCGCCGCCGAAGCGAAAAAAGACCGCGACGCGCGCCTACAGCTCAAGGAAAACGCGAAACCACCCATTACCGCCGAGGCTCTTTTTACCGCGATCCCTGACGCGATAAAGCCTAAACGGTGGATACCGCTATTAGTGTTTGCGATTTTGTTTTCCGGGCTACAGTTAACGATAATTTCAGCCGCAACAGACGCGCCTACAGCTCGTAGACGCGCCTCGCCGCCCAAAGAAAAATCCGACGACGTAGAAAACTGGGTCTGGTCGAACTGGGCCGGAAAAAACGGCCGAATAATCAGCTACGAATCGTTCGGCAAATTCTGGTCTGCTCGCGGCGGGTTCAGCGAAATCGCTTACAAGAAAATCAAGCAGGCGGCAATCGACGCCAAAGTCATCAGCCCGAGCGACGAAATTTTGATCGAAGACCAGAAGCAAGCGCAGAAAATAATCGAATCAGTGCTTGACAAATAGTGTATTAGCTGTAAACTGTGGGTAAGGAGATTCAAAATGCAGGACAGACACGGATTCAACCTGTTCAAATTCGTGAAAGGAATTTTCACGAAGACTCGCGACGCCAATAAGGCCGCCGAGAACAAAGTCAAGAAAAGCAACAAGCACGCGCCGCGTAAGGGTGTTGCGTCATGCAAGGGCTACGGCCCCGGCAAGCGCGGAAACAAAGATCCCGGAACCGGCAAGACGCCGAAACTCTGGCGCAAAATGCAGCGGCTGAACGCCCGAGAAACAAACCTCAAGCACGTGCAATACGTCGGCGTTGTCCGCCGTCTGGTTAGCATGGAAGCTGCCGAAAAGGTTACGCCGGGACGGTTTACTCGGGCGATCCGCGAACACCGGGAATGGCTGGCACAACGTGGCGCGCGATGAAATAATTCGCCGCATCGAACTTCTTACCGATGCGGCGACGGCCTGCCTTAATGCCGGCAAAGCGCACATGGCGCTGATTTGGTTCCGGCATGCGAGGCGATTGGGAGAGCTTTTGACATGAGCACCTTCGAACATAAAGTAAAAGTCCACGGACTTATAGAACGGATGCGCCTGCTCTGCGACGAACTGGAGCAAGAACTAAAGGAGGCAGAATATGCCCGAAGTATCAACGGAATCCACACGGGTACGCCTGTCGTACAAGATCAGCGCGAAGGGAAACTTTCAGCCTGACATCACGAGCGAGGCTCCGACCGTCGAACAGGCGGTGGCGAACCTCAAGGCCGCGAAGGCAGAAATGTCGAAGTTCGCGGCGGAGAACGGGTATAAGGAAGGCATGGAATAACCATGATTATAGGCAACGCAGAGACAATAAAACGCGCCAAGGCGAAAAAGTCGTCAGACAAAACCAACACGATCAATTGGGATGCTCTGGACACCTTGCCGGAAGAGTTCGAAGCGGTGATTAGTGAGGTCAAATTCGACGCGAACAACCTTGACAAGAGTTTTTCGGATGTCGGAGGCGATAGCTATATGCCAAAGCCCGAATTGATCTACGAAATAGCCACTGCGCGTGGCATATCCGGCGGTGAAAACTCCATCGTCGAAAACCTAATCGACGAAGTTGACATTAACAGGATGCTGGGTAAGCCCGTTGGTACCCCACCTAACATGCAACGTCGTGTAGTAGGAAAAAAAGTAGCGAAGTTCGCGACCGTGCTTGCTGAAGACGGCACGGAGCAGCGGTCAAGCGTGTGCACCAGCGCCTACAACGTGTGGGAACGGTGCTGCGCGGAATGGTCGGCGGAAGAGAACGACACGCAAGGGTATACCGTCGAGATAAAAGTCGGAAAATACACCGCGTTCGGCAAGGAAAAATACGGACCTCATTACTACAAAGGCCAGTTCGCCTACGCCATTAAATATCAGTCGCCCCATGCCCGGCAAAAGCACTTCGATGACGAAATGAAGTTCGCGCACGCTAAGGCCGAGACCAAGGCGCACGGCAAGGCCGTCCGAGAACTGGCATGTTTGGCTACCGGCTTCAAAAAAGAAGACCTGAAAGACGGCGTACTGTACTTTGCGAAGATCCGGCGCAGCTCGGCGGTTCTCAAAATGGAAACCGCAGCCCGATTGCAAGCGCTGTCTCGCGGACTCGGCGACGGCGGTAACGCCGCATCCGTGGCGCTGTTCGGCCCGCAAGCGCAGGTTGCCGCGCCGGTCCAAGAAACGCCGCCGCCCGCTGACCACGTAATACAGGACGCCGAATCCGAACGCATCGAAGAAGATAGTCCTTTCGGACAAGAACCCCAGAAATCGCCGCAAGAAGAATACGCCGCGACGCTAGGCAACTACTACCCGAAAATGATCCCGCAAACGATGCAAGACCGCGCGGCGAAAATACTAGGCTGGGTTCGCTCTGAAACCGACAGAACCAGTTCGAAAGACTGGCCGTCAGCTATCGCATTCCTCAAGGAAATCGAGGCCGCGTTGCCGGACGACATGCGCTTGACGCATAAGCTGTATTAAAAATCGCCCCGGCGTAACGCATTGACACAACGCGCGAAGGACGTATGCGGGTTCAACTCCCGCTGGGGCTTGACTTAATGTGTAGATTGTGTACACTGAAAGTAAGGAGAAATAATTGTTAAAGTTTATTGAGGCCCCCGACCTGCACGCTGACCCCCGTTGGCCTGAAATCGTCGAACAACAATTCGACGCGATCATCAAGGCCGCGCGAGAAAACGAAGTCGATTTCGTAGCGTTCCCCGGCGACCTGTCCAACAAGCCGTTGGTCGCGACCGACAAAGGCGGTGTCAACCTACTTCGGCGCAAGATGCGCGAACTCGTGGCTATCTGTCCGGTCGTCGCCATAGAGGGCACGCCGGGGCACGAGCCGAAGGGTAGCTACGGGTTCTTGCAGGATGTTGGGCTTGTTTTGCTGGAGCCGGGGAAGGTTTATTGTTACGACCGAAATATAGGTATACGGGAAAACGCCCTGTCTGGTGACGCAATCCTCTTCGGCATCCCCGAACTAAACACAGAACACATCCTTGCCGACAAATCCCTATCTGCCGAGGAAGCCAACCGCGCTGCTGAAAACCTGCTCGAAAAATACATTGACGAGTTCGTAGCGCCGAACCGCGCACGCTATCCGAATATTCCGGCAATCGGCTTGCTTCATGGCGTCGTGTCCGATGTCGAACGCGAGAACTCGACGGATCGAATAGTACGAAGTAGCCGCATACTCGTGCGTACGGAAGTACTCGAACGTGCCAATCTGACGCGCTGGTCGCTCGGCGATCAACATATCCCATGGGAATCAGAACGGATTTTCGCCGGGTACGCCGGATACGCGGGAATGGACGATCATGTTTGGAATTATTTGGACTTTGTGCCGGCGATGAACTTGATTACGATTCTACCGAACATTACGCGGCATGAAACAATTCCATACGGCCTCCCCGAACGCCGGAAAATCTACCGCCCGCTCGTCTCATACGACTCTACCATAGCCTACTGGCTCGAAACCGATGATGAAGCCGCGACCGTTCCCTCCGGTCACCCATGGTCACGCCTGACATTCAAGGCCAAGCCCAAATCAGAGCGCCGCGTTGTTCAGACCGAAAAAGAACTCACGCTCGCCGAGCTGTTCAAAATATACAAGCCTGACGTGTCGGCTTCAATCATCGAAAAAGTAAACACACTCGCGAAGTCCGTAAAACCGGTAGTAACGGAACCTATTTCCGTTTCGGTAAAATCCGTCGAAGTCTTCGGCTCAATATTCTGGCGTGGTGGCCATATCAAATACGAACCAGGCGCACCCGGGCTCGTTGGCATCGGTGGCGATATGGGCGACGGAAAATCCGCACTGCTCAGCTTCTTGACACCGTACCCAGTCATCGTAGGCAAAGACACCGAAAGCGGCCGCACAAGTGCTATCAAAGAATTCTTCAACGGCCCCGACGCCCGCATAGAAAAGATTGTGTCTCGAAACGGCGTCGACCATCGTCACGTCATCCAGATAAAAGGCGCTCACACGAACTCCGCGTCAACACAATGTTACCTCTATATCGGTGACGAAAATCAACTTGAAACAACGTCGTTCGACGAAATGTTTACGAAATGCGAAGCTCTTTACGGCTCATTCGACGATTATTTGCTCACCACGTTTTACGTGCAGCCCCTGCAATCCACGCAAGGGTCAAGCCTCATGAGCGCGAAACGCACCGATGCTGGGAAGGTTGTCCAGGCTATAGCCGGTGTAGACCGAGAAGCCGAAAGCCGCGCAGCACTCGATAAAGTCGCCGACGCAAAGAAACAGGTCGAGGCAAAAGAAAGCTGGATATCCGGCGCGTCTGAGTTTATGGCAGACCAAGCGGAATTGGCTGCACAACTCGCGGGTCATGAAGCCGCCGCCGCTGATGGCGCAATGGCCTTGAAAAATATCGAAGCCATGGGAAAGTCGGTTGCGGAGCGCGTGGAAGCGTTACAAACGGCCAAGGCGACCTACGATTCTGAAAGACGACGCCAAGCGTCAGACGGTGGACGAGCGTCAGAAATAGACGCGCGCAAAGCTGCCCTGTCCGGTGTTATAGAACGTCTCGAAGCCAACCGCGCCGAGCTTAAAGTAATCGAAACGTATCGCTCGACCGTAGCGAAAAATCAAGAACTCAAAAACGCCTACGACGCGGCGGTTATCGCGTGGAACGGAAAACTTGAATCGGCGCGCCAAAAGGTTCGAATGCTGAACGAGGCTATTTTTGCCGAACAGCGGGCATGGGATACGGAACTTTCTAACGCGAAACAGGCGGCAATTTCGCATAATCAAGAGCAACATCGGAACTACGACAACGCGAGTGCGAAATACTACCGCGAAAAGTCAGACCTTGAATCCAGTATATCGAGAAACAAGCTCGTCACCGTGGAAACATGCCCGCAATGCGGCTACATCGCACCGGATGCGCAGGAGCGTCTTGCGGCGGCGCATGAGGCTATTGCGGATGCGGAAGCAAAGCTTTCAACGCTGTCGCTCCCCGTCGAACCGACTTTCGTCGACGTTCCAACAACATTATCGCGTCCGCGAGCCACCGCGTTTACCGAACCTGACACAATCCCGGACCCGCTGCCTGCTCAGCCGGTTTACGCCGTCGCTACCGCATCAACCCGCGACGAATCACAAGTTCGTGCCGAAATACAGTCTGCCGAGTCGGCACAGGCTGAAATAGCTGCTTTGTCCATTGAATTAAAGCGCCTGAGCGAATCGGTATACAATATCGACGAAACTATACCGGAACGCCTGTCAACCGCGCAAAACGAGCATGCGCGCCTCAAGTCTGAATACACGGACGCTCGCGCGGCTCTGGCGACAACGCAAGCGAATATCGAATCAACGAAACGGGCAATTACTGAACTCGAAAAGCGGCAACAGGAAATCGAATCCGCTCGACTCGACTTGTCGGCGCTGTCGGCGAACCTCGAAGAATGGCAAGTCATCGCCACCGCGTTGCAACACAAGAATATCCCCGCGATGGAGCTTGAAATCAGCCTTGATGCCATCGACGCCGAAGCGACACGCATCCTACAACCTTTCATGTCCGGGCGCTACAGCGTTCGAACGGATGCAACCGGGAAGTTCGATATCCTGATTCACGACGGCGAGACCGGCACCGAAACAAGCCTGTTCGCCCGCAACCCCGGTCACAAGTCGTTTTTATCGGACGCCTACGTCAAGGCCCTGATTCGCCGCAGAAACGAACGGCAGCACCGATCATATGACCCAATAATCTACGACGAGGCAGACGCACCGGTGGGTCAGGCGCACCTTGCGGCGTATTATCAGGTGCAAGAATCATATTTTAAGGACAGCGAAACACGAGTGCTCGTCGTAAGTCACAAGGGCAGCGAGTACATAAAGAACGTGATCGATGTGAAGGAGTTGTATTGAACATTTCCGGCTGGATCTGCACCGATCCGACGACACACGATGTCGGCGGCAAAACGGTAATTCGGTTCCAACTTTCTGTCACCGCCCGATTCAAAAAGGACGGTGACAAGAAGTGGAAGTCATTTTTTAGCGTTGACTATTGGCCGGTAGATCGTGTGCCCGGCAATGTCCAAAAGGAGGTTGCGAAACTACACAAAGGGCTTGAGGTCACTTTCGACTACGAACTTATACAGGAACGTTGGGAGAAAGACGGAAACAAGCATAGCGCAGTAAAGCTGGTGGTAGACGGTTGGGTTCGAATACTCGCGCCTGATACTAACGAACCGCCGGCACAACAGGCGAGCGAAGACGATTCGCCGTTTAGTTAAAGGGAGATCGAATTGATCGACATCAAACAAGCAGCCGAAATACTCGGCACGGACGACGCGAAAGCGCGTATTATCCTATCGTATTTCAAGGTCCGGGTTACGAAATCCGAGGCCGTCAAAGTCGGCGCACTGACGCCGAAGCCGAAAAACCTGTACGACGAATCGCAAGTTCGCGCGGTCGCCGCTTACTCGAAGTTCTGATTCCTGGCCCTTCGGGGCCTTTTTTATTTGACCAACAGCCCTATCAACAGCCCGACCACAATCCCGCCAACCCCGGCACCTACGCCAATCCAAACCGAACCCGCTTCAATGTCTCGTATTTTCTGTTCCGATGATCGCCTGTAATCGTTGAAGGTTGTTAAGTAGCTCTCGTAGAGCTTCGTCATTGTCTCCCACGATTCCGTCAGCCTCGTCCAATCGGTCGATAGCGCTTCGAATGTTGCCATCGATTTCAGAAAGTCTGCTTGCCATTTGTCCAAATCCGCTTGCAATTTTGCCTTGTCCGATTCCAAGATCGCTAAGTTGGCCTGCGAATTCCCCAAATCGGTCTGTAATTGCACCAAGCTGTTGCGCAAAGTTTCGTTGCTGATCTGTAATTGTTGAACCAATACTATCGATCTTTCGATTAAGCTCTGCGAGTTCTGCGGGCTTGGCGTCGGTTCGTCCGAGAAAATAGGCGCTGACGATAAGGCCAAGAGCAGCAACAACGGCAATAATCGTCTTCCACACATTATTTACCCTGATCGCCGACGACAGCGCCTGTCAAATATGCAGCACTTGCCCCGGCAACGCCTCCGAATATCGCGAGGTCACCGAAAATAAACACATGAACCAACGCCGCAACTGCAAACAGCATTCCAAGCACTCGTTTTTCGTCGAGCTTTCCTTGTGCGTCGGTTATGAGATCCGAAAATTTCCATGTCTTCATTTTAGCCGTTCCTTGATATTTTCGATTTCGTTTTGCTGGACTGCATTGTCGGTATTGATTTTCTCGACCTTGGCATTTAGGTCGCGGATCTTGTTATGAGCCGCGTCAATGTTCGCTTCGTTATCCTGTGTCGCGCGTTCCTGTAATGCCGATTTCGCACCCTGGGACGAAATAAACTTAACCACAGCCACAGCGAACCCGACTATTGTCAAAACAGAAACGATTAGCCCGATTATAACTACTGTTTCGTCCATGTTAAATTCCTTTCAATTCAATATGTGGAGAGTCCTTCTTGGGGGCAGGCCACCAGTGCCCACTCGAAAGCCCGTTTTTCTCCGCAATCACCGCGATCTTTTCCCAAATAGCGTCGCCCGGATTCCAGTTTATTTTTCCGTTTATATACACAAGCACATCGGCCGCGTTACCATTGAAGTGGTTGCTATTC